CTTGTTGAAGGCCGTCATTAACTCGTTGCGCCCCCATGCCTCTGGGTCTTTGGCGATCTCGGCGAATCCATCCTGCCGCTCGTGATGCCAGCGAGTGGAATCGAAAGCCGCAGTCGGTTCGCTTGTTTTTGGTTGCTTGCTCGCCATGTAGGTCGCCGCAACTTCGTAGTCGCCGATGTTGCGGTCCACCATCATTTTTTCGAGGTCTTTCATGGCGTCGTCAGTGAATCCGTAGTCATCCTGCGTCCGCTTACGTGCGGCTTTTTGGTTTCTCTCGTCCTCCGCCTCGCGCTCTTTCTTTTTCTCCTCGTCTCGCTCTTTCTTGTCGGCGTCGAAACGAGCGTTCACCTTCTCCTCGATGTCGAGATCGGGGATGCTGAGGGTCGGATATTTCTTTTTTATGAGCTGCTTGGCTTCGCGCGTGAGGGCGGGATCGTTGTAGATCGACTCGATGAAGTCGGCCACCTGTTGGCGCGACTTGAGGAAGTTGTACTCCTCGTCCGTAATTTCGCGTGGCATCTAGACTCTCCTCCGCAACAGGACCATCCGTGCCGATCAGGCAAGCCACACGGCGGATCGTGTGGCTTGCGTGTGCAGTTAATTGGCGTTGTTCTTGCCAATGATACTCGGCTGCAACGGCACGCCGCCCTCTGGCTTAGGAACCACACGCCGGATCGCGCCCCACTCGCTGACCTCCGATTGCGTATCCACCTGCAAGATCGTGCGCGGAGGGGTTTCGGGCGGATAAGTGATCGGGGGATCGTAACTGCGGTTCTGCGCCATAGCTGTACTCCCACATCCACAGGGGGGTTGGAACTACGTAGGTCGGATTAACCAATTATCACGCTCCCGGTAACGGCGTCGAGGGCATTGGTGCTTGCGGCATGGCTCCGGCGGGCATACCCGCAGGCTGACCGCCCTGTTGGGCACTGGCCTGCTGGCCCATAATCTTTTGCAGCAGCGCGTTGCGAACGGTGTTGCGCAGCATGTCCTGCAACTGAGTTTGCTGCACGCCCGATGTGGTCCCACCCTGCGCAACGTGCTTGCTCAAGGAGTTGAGGGCGCGCAGGGCGTCGCGGTGAACGGGGCTACCCGGCATCAGTCCCGGCAGGGCTTGCTGCAGCAGCGCAAGCGCGTTAGTCACCATCGTAATTGACGACGCCTGATCGCCTGGACCGGGGGCGCTTACCTGTGGACCAGTCTGGCGACGTGACAGTGCTGCTAGAACTGGCCCTCCTCCTGTCGGTGGTGCGCCTGCTGCGCCTCCTGCTGCCGCCGCGTCAGGAGAGCCAGCGCCAACCGCCGGGTCCTCAGTGATGCTTTCGCCAACACCGTCCGCCATGGGGCACGCAAGCTAATCCCTATCTTTGCCGCCGTCTACCGGCACGTCCACCTCTGCTCGTTCCCGGTAGCTGCAGCACGTCGCGCACGATCTCCTCGGTCTTTTCTGCCTGTGCGGCTTGCGCCTGTGCCTTCTGGCGTTGACGCAGGCGAGCAAGCAGCAGTTCGGCACCGGGCGGGTGCAGCATGTGGATCAGGTCCTCGCTGTCGATGGCACCGGCACGGGCCAGGGCGATGGCAACCTGACGATTGTCCTCGGCGAACGCGGGCGAGGCGCTGTGGCTGTCCACCTGCACCTGAAAATCGTCGGGGAACTCCTTGAGGATGAACTCTTGGCCCTTGTCGGTGCGATAGATGCGCGGGTCCATCGCCTGCATGATGCGCAGCGACAGGTAACCGCTTTCGGCAAGCTGGCGTTCAACCCGCGCCGCTTGATCTATGAGGCGCGGGGATGACGTGCGGACTAGCGTCTGAGCGTGAACGCCAGCACGCACTCCTGGTTCACCCTGACCGCTCATTATCGGGGAGAACCCACTCGCTTCCTCGAACAGGCCCAACAGGAACTGCAATTCCTCCATGTACGCGGGAGGGGGCGGGTCGAGGAGCTTGCTCGCCTTGGCATTCGGATTGGGGTCGTTGATGAACCCGCCCTCCGAAATGATCTTGAGATATTGCTCCTCGGTTAAGGACGTGAAGCCGGAGAACACCTGCGGCGCGTTGACGTTTCGGTCCCACATCACCTTGAGATCGCGCAGGCGCTTGTTCAGCACGTCCTGCAGCATCTGCACATCGGAAATGTACGACCGTCCCCAGAAATATCCTGGGGTAATTTGCGGCTGAATTTTGATGAACGACGAGCGGCCAGGAACCTTCGACAGATTTCTCCGCGTCAGGTCGCCCTCGATGATGACATCCGGGTAGACCACCTGCATTGTGGTGTAATCTCCACCCCGCTCGCGGTCCTTGATCCATAACTCGCAGAATTTCACGGTCGGCGTGAGGCGACGATTGGGCTTCCATGGCGTTGGCACCGGGAATACATTAACGATACCGGCGGCCTCGGAGCGGGGCGCACCACCGGGTTCCCCCAGTGGGTTCAGCCCCCCGACAACCATCTGGTGAAAATAACTCGGCTGCTCCTCGTCCTTGGTCGTCGGGCGTCCAGCCTCGACACGCTTGAGTATCTCATCCTTGCGCGGATGCTGTTCCAGTATCGTGCGCAGGCGCGACATCGTGGGATAGGTGACGTGGCAGAACGCCTCTTGCTCGTTGAGGTCGAGGATCGTCTCCCCCAGCACACCGAAATTCTGCGGATGAACGGGTGCGAGCTTGAAGCCTTCGTCGTGTGGAAAGTGTTTGAGTAGCTGACAGCCGTTGACCATCGACCACGTTAGCGCCTCGGAGAACACCACATCACTGTCGGTCGAGCGGTAATCGGCGGATAGCTTCTCCGACACAAGCTGCGCGCGCGACAGCACATGCTCGTCCTCGCCCGTGTCGAACACGACCTGAAAGCGAACGTCGGTCGGCTGCATCAGGAAGCCGGACAATTTGTCGATGAAGGGCTTGGTCTTGTTGTAGATCGCGGCGCGTTCGTCGTAGGTGCCCATGTAGTAATACTGGGCGGCGCGAGTGTAGACCATTGCGCGCTCATCGACCGAGGCCATGCACTCGTCAATGACCTCCTTCACCCACTGTTCGAGGGTGCCTTCTCTATCGGAACGCGGTATCTTGAGCACGCCACTCAACCTCTCGATAGATTGCGTTGAGTTGATCGGTGATCGCGAGCGAGGCTTTCGGGTTGCTGTGGCATTTCCACAGGAACTCCTCGTAGGCGATCAGTTCTTCCATCGACATTTTGCTGATGTACCGAAACGGCACAAGGCGCGGACCCCGCACGCTGCGCACGATGATCGGCATCACCACACCTTCATGGCTCGCTTTTTCGAGTTTGCGATCAGGTCCGGCTCGGCCCCGGTCTTGAGATTGTGCTGCAGCACATCCAAGCCGTTGCCGTATTTCAGTCTCGTCTCTCGCCCAAGGGCAATGGCCGCTTCCAGGGTCTGGTTTGCAGCCTGCCAGTTGCTGGGCAAGACGCTGCCCTGATCCTTGTAGCGAACCGTGGGAGTTCGCGCGTGCTTATCCCGCTGCATGTCGGCGACGTGATAGTCGTTGGCGGCGATGTCCTCGGCGATGTCGCGGGCGCGCACGATGTTCGAGCCGCCAATGGCGACAGGCTTGAACTCCTGACGCATGGGGTGCTTCGCACACTCCGGGCATTCCGGCGGTGGGTCGTCCCACTGCTCCTGCGTCAGCACGACCTCCATGATGTGGTTGCACTGCTCGCAGCCGTAGGTGCGGACGATGGGCATCACACCACCTCTCGTGTGAACAGAAAGTGGTAAAACCCGCCCGACTCGAAAGCGTGGTAGGCCAGCCATCCCTCAAGCCCAAGGGCGTTGAGTTGGGAGGTCACGTCCTCGGCGGTCACCCCGATTTGGATTTCAAGGTGGTTGTATTCGTACTTCTTGATCGGGGCGCTTTCTACCGTGGTCCCAATCCTGGGACGCGATCTCGTCTTGCGCTTTTTCGCTCGTTTCACAGCGGCACCGATCCAAGATCGCCGGGAGCGGGGTGGTCGGAAGGATATGTGATGTCATCGTCTGTACGCGGCGTTCCATCGGCTTGACGGGTAATCGCCACATTGGCCCACATCGCGACCTCGCGCAGCTTGCGCAGCGTGTAGGTCTTGTCGGGGCCATCCGGCAAGGATCGCTCTAGCACGATGAAGTACATGCGCGCCGCCGATCTTAGCGCCGCCATCTGCGCCATCTGTCTTTCGGTCGGCTTGAGGTAGTCGAACAGCAGGGGATCGTACATCAGTATTTCCCTTTCATGTTTGTGTTCCAGTAGCTGCCGGGGCTTGGTGAACTGGCAAACCGCTCGACCTCCTCCTCTGGAACGCCGCGCAAGATGTAGGTTGCGCCGCCTCGGTGGAACCTGACGAAAAGACTGTGATCCAAATCATCCCACTCCAAACTTGCGATAGCACTGCTCGTAACCGGGTAGTTGACCAGGGGCATCAGAACCGCTCCCGCCGCTCCCTCGCCTTGCGGTTAATCATCGCCATGTGCTGGCTGAACGCAAACGAAAGTATCGTCGCCGGGTTGGCGGGCGGGCGCTCCCCCTTCACGCTGTCCCAGGTCATGTTGCGCGCGACGAGGCCCGGTCTGCGCCATTCGACCCAGGCATGATGCGCAAGCACAAGCGCGGAAACGAGGTCGTCGTTCTCGCCGGTATCCGGTCCCGCCCCGATCCATCCCTCGTCCTCAACGATTGCCTGCATCTGCGCGATCAGCGCAGGCGAGCGGATTTCCAGGCGACGCAGCATAAGGCTGTCGCGTAACTCGCTGTAAACCTGATGCTTGTTGTCGGCGTTGGCTTTCCACGCGATGACATTTCCTGCACCGCCCATGGTGTCGGGTCGCTTATACAGGAACCAGCGCACCGCGCCGATCATATTGAGGATGTTCTCGCTGCCGGGTTCTCCGGCGATCATCCCGCGTTCGGCGAGTTGGCGCAGGTTGCGCACCTCCGGCAGCACCGCCGCGCCAACGCCGGTCACCTCAAGATTAGCGATATGGTCGCGGTAAGCGCCAGCAAGGTGAGCCAGTACCCAGGCGAGTTGATACGTGAGCGGCTTGTTCGTGCGAAATTCCGCCACCTGGACGATCTTGTCGGCGTAACATCTAAGAACCTCAATGCCATGGTCGTCGCTGTCTCCCCCGCCACCGCCTGATGGATCAACCCCGATGACATACACCCCGCCGGGTTCCGGCGGTTCCCACACCTTGAGCATCGCTTCTTCGCGATCAGTCGTTTGCTCGATCCGACTGCCCATGAACTGTTCTTCGAAGATATACTTGTAGCCCCTGTAGAGCGGCCCGGTAGGCGACAGTTGCTCGGAGATTTCCAATGTCCGTTGTGCAGGAAAGAAGCCACTGCCGCTGGCTATGAAGCACTCCCTTTCGTGCCACGGGTAATGCCTCAACATGTACTCCTCGGCCCGGTACTCGTTCTCCCGTCTCCACCATGCGACCTGCTCCGGTTTGACGATGACGCCGTAGTGCTGCTTGACGTAGCGCGCGCGCGCCAGTTCGTCGTCGCTCAAGCGACCATCCCAGTAGATTTTGTAGTCGGGGTCGGACTTGCGGATGGAATAGGTCGGATTGGCCCAGAACCCGACGAAGATGAACCGCATGTGGCGGTCCTCTTTCGCCTGCTGGCAAAAGTTGTAGTACCAGTTAAAACCGTTGGCGATGCTTTCCCACACGTACAGCCGTGTTGGGTTCTCGCGCGCCAAGCTCGCCTTCAAGCTCTCGACGCCAGCCAGCGATTTCCACTGCGCGCATTCGGTTGCGTGCATCATATTGAGCGCGCGCGATGCGCCCAGGTCCGGGTTGCTGCCAGCGGCGAGCAAGTCGATGACGCTCCGGTTGGCGAAGGCCATGCCGGTGCGGTTGTTCTGGATCAGCTTGTGTTCGGGGGATCGCCATTCGTGCGGTAGCGTCTCCAACAGAGACGCGAAAATGCGCCGTAGGCGTTCGAGGTTATCGGTTCGATCAGCAATAATTGC